TTGATCATCATCCTCTCTAATTAGTGTCAATCCTGGTAATTTGGCTTACAATCTGTGCAAATTAACTTGGTTTTGATTTGAGTCTTTATAAAGAGCAGGAACTGCTAGATTTGCTCTTCCGTTAGCAATGTCTTGATTGAAATCGATTTCTACTTAGAATCCGTCATTTATCATTTTTTCAGTAGCATCTGTTTTCTTAGTAACAAATTGTTCCGTTTACTTGAGTAATGTCTCTTTAACAGCGTAGATATCATCTTTTGAGTATAGACCGTCAAATTTAAACATGCTTTCAATAAATTTAGTGGAAATTTTAGCTGGTTACGTTGTTTGTTCAGTTCTGGTCTTGGGAATGATTTTTTAAGTTTAAGGTTTGGCTGCTGAATCAATTTGATTTTAAGCTGATTCTTGATTTTCTTAATGTTTGTTTTTCTTAGCATTTTTTTTAGCTCCTCCATTACCGCAAGGTTCATAGTACAGAACGTAAGCTTAATTGCTAAGATGAGTTGAATCTTTACTTAAAAGTTTTCCGTACTCATTTTTTAATTTAAACTCAGTGATACTTTGATTGAGTTTTTATCCTACTAGTTTATAAATGAATTTGTTAACTATAGAATCGTCAATTTTGGTTTTTAAAATCAGTTTGTCATCTGATAAAACTAGAAGATCGAAAAGGGAGTTTTAATCAAAACCTTTCATACCTTCGTCATGCTCAACTAGTGTTTGAGTTTAGATTTTGCTGGCTACAGATGATTGTTTTTCCTCTTCTTCAATTGCTTGAGCAGAGTTTCCTTTGACAGTTTCTTATAAATCGTTCATACTGAGTCCCAATAATTCTGCTGATAAACTGTCTGCGAATTTTTGTTAAACAGCTTCTTGACTGAACAAGAGGCATTTTTTAACAGTTAACTCCTATTCTGAAAGTTGATAAACTTACCTGAAATTTGGTTCCGTGGAGTAGGCTTGATCAACAGGGTAGTTGAATTCAGCTTAATGGTTCAAATAAAAATTGATGGCATCTTCTCTCATTTTAATAGTGAATTAATCATGATTCACTTAAACTCCTAATAGTTTTTCTGCAACATCTTGGAAAGATTCAAATCCTATTTTTTCCAAAAACGCTTAAAATACTGAAAGGTCTAAAGGTATTGATCTTTCAACAACCATGATGGCTAAGGCTATGGCATCGATGAGTCTATTTCTTTTAATATTGCCTAGTTTAATAGTTCTTCCTTAGAAAATGCAATTTTATTGCTCAAGAATTTTGATTAACATGCTGGAATTTTTTTTAGCTTAGAGAGGGTTTAAAAGATTGTCTTTTTTAGCTTTTAAGGAAGCTTGCATTGATTCAGTTTTTAACTCAGGTTTTATAGATTCGATAACATAAAGGGTTCTATTGAACATTTACCAATCATCAGGAGAGGCTTCGATCATAGAAGCAGCTGGTATGGATAGAGAATGGAACATTTTGATAACTTCAACTTCTTCCTTAACTGAATTTGATGTCTTAGTGAGAGCGTGAAGGTTAACAGCTAGAATGGGTAAATTATAGAGATTCACCATAGGAGCAATATCTTTAAAT